TCAACTGATAAAATACCTAGTTCTTTTATAGATAGGCATGGTTCTGTAGGACAATTATCAGTTAATGAAATTTTAAATGCATTCAAAGATGGTGTTACAGATGCCATGATACATGGCACAAGAGATGAGAAAAAATCACACCATTATTATAATCAAGGTTATGACTTTGGTATAGATTTGTTTTGTAAACAAGAGGAGTGGACACATGATTAAATTAATACATGATGCATGGCAATCTGTCATGAACTATGAATACAATCCCTTGCGACATATACCTGACTTAAACACTAGGCATATGGTTATGCAAGTGTTAGCATGGATGTGGTGTATTGCATTCTCTATGTATTTTGGTAGTATGTGGATGTTTGGTATAACTGCAGTTGCTCATGTATTCATATTGGGTGCAGTAGTAATAACAGTTGCAACATTTGAAACTGCAAAGAGAAAGCCAAACTTCTTTATACAAAAAGGATATCATACACCTAGTCGTAGTCGTGCTATATATTACAATGGCAAAAGATTTGAGTTAGATAACAATGACAAAGGGGGAGAACATGAATAATGAAGATTTAATTTGGTTAATACTAGGTGCTAGTTCAGTAGCATTTATATTTGGATACTTTGGAGTAGGATTATGATAACAAAAGAAGATAAAATTAAATTTATTGTTGAACAAGAAAAGTTAGCAAACAATTCTTGGAAGTGGATTAAAAAAGCAGACGATAAAACAATCAATGATTTATATAATTATTGGACACAAGAGTTATAGTTGTATGACTAAAACAAAACAACAACAAAAGGAAGATGATATGATATTATTATCTTGGAAGGACTATTCAAAAAAGCACAATGTTTATTCCTTGTTAGTTTGGATAGTCTATATTATAACATTCATACCTATGTTCATAGCATGGGTTATAATAGAGTTTAGGAGAGATTAAATTATGGGCAAATGGAAATATGTTAGAACTAATTCTAAAGGAGATGCAGTATTTAGAAAAGATACAAACGAAAGTTTAGAGTTTGTTGAAAATTATCTCAAAGAAAAAGAGATTGAATATTGTATAAATTTACCTGCATCATTGATTTACATAGAAAATGAAGAGGGTAGGGAGTATGTTTATTATTGGACTACAGGCAGGTGGTCTAGAAGAAAACCTAAATACAAAGTTCATTATCACAGTAATGGCATAGATGATTTTGTTACTAGATTTTTAAACAGATTTGTTGAACAAAACAAAATTGAAAGAGAGTTAAAAAATGAGCAAGATGACAATAAAAGATTTGGTTAACGAATACTATAAATCTAGTGATTTCAATATGTTAGCCTATAAAACTCAAGTAGATTATACGAATTGTTTAGAGTCAATGTTAGGCACTCAACTCAACAAAAATTTTATTTGTACAACTAAAGTAAATAAGTTATCAGGTGCTATGGCTAGGCAGTCATATGAAAAGTGGCTAAAACGTGGCATTTATATGGCAAACCACATGGTTGCAACATCTAGGAAAGTTTATTCCTTTGCTATGGAGATGGGATATGCAGAATACAATCCATTCTCTACATTTAAGTGTAAAGTTACCAAGCCTAGAAAGGTTGTATGGACAAGAGAACAGATAACACAGATGTTAGATTACTGTTACAATGATTTTAAGTATAGAAGTTTAGGTTTAATTATACAAATGTCATATGAATGGTGTCAGAGAGTTGGAGATATGAGGATGTTAAAGTTTGAGAACATAGATTTTGACAAGGGCATACTCAATCTTGAACAATCTAAGAGAGGTGCAAGTGTTACCCTGCCTATCAGCGAAAATTTACTTGAAATGTTAAAGGAGCAGAAACAAGACTATGACTTCCAAGAATATGTCGCACCCTATCCAAGCACCCTAAGAGGCTCATACAAGCCTTATTCACTTCATAGGCTATCCATAGTAGCAAGAAGGGTTATCAAGCTCTGTGGGTTACCTAATGAGCTTAGAATAGCTGATTTAAGAAGGACAGGTACTACTGAGATGGTAGAGGCAGGTGTTTCAATGGGTCAGATTATGTCAGTTACAGGTCATGCAAATCCACAATCTGTTAAGCCTTACATGAAAAATACTTATGAAAGTGCAAAAAGAGCCTTGACAACTAGAAAAAATTACGATACTAATAATTAAATGATACATATTAAGTGATACACATATGAATGTATATACATATATAAATGATTTACACTTAAATGTAGGAGAAAGTAAAAGATATAACTGTCCACAATGTAATGGGTATAAAACTTTTAGTGTTACAAATAATATGGGCAATCTTTTATGGAATTGTTACAAGGCATCTTGTAGATTGTCAGGTTCAAAAAGAATACACTTATCTGTTGATGACATAAAGACATCATTACAATTAGTTAAACAACTAGATGATACATTTACTATGCCTGAGTACATAGTTCATCATGCAGATAGACCTGAGATTATAAAATTTACAAATGAATATGGAATTGATTATAAAAGAATACCACTCTACTATGACATCAAAGATAAGAGGATTGTTTTTCCTATCAAGGATAATGGGATTATTGTAGATGCCATTGGTCGTTCTACAACTTTTCGATTACCTAAATGGAAAAGGTATGGAAAAAATAACTTGCCTTTTTCTTTTGGTTGTGGTAATGTGGGAGTCGTGGTTGAGGATTGCATAAGTGCCTCTGTTGTAGGTGGTGATGTTTTTGTAGGGGTAGCTGTGTTGGGAACATCATTAAGTGAATCACATAGAAAGTACCTATCGCAATTCTCAACTGTGATAATAGCACTAGACCCTGATGCAATGCCCAAGACACTAGCCTTTGCAAAAGAGTTAAGAGGTCATGTGAGTGATGTAAGAGTTTTAAAATTAAAGGATGACTTAAAATATAGAAACGAAGAAGATTTAAATAATTTATACAACCTAACCCCTAAGGAGAAACAACATGGAACTATCGTTAATTAGAAGTTTAATGGACAAAAAATTCTATGATGAACATAGAGGAGCAAAATGTCCTGATAGATTGTTTAGTAAAGATGTAAGAAAAATTAAACAGGCTATCGACAAGGCTATGTCCACATATGAAAGAACAGTAACACCTGATGAGATTGAAGCCTTGTTTATATCAGGTAATCCATCAATGACTACTGCACAAAAACAAGCCTACTTGAGTTTGTTTACACAAATAAAAAAGGAGAATCCACTTGGAGAAGATGTCGCACAGGAAGTATTATCTAAGTTATTTCAGCAGGTGGTTGGTGAGGACATTGCTAATATTGGCTTTGACTATGTTAATGGTACTCAATCCTCACTTGAACCCATTCGTAATATTTTGGAATTATATGGAGATGATTTTACACCTAATTTAAATATTGAATGGGATGACATGAGTTTAGAAACTTTAATAGCTAAGAATAGTTTAGAGGCAAAGTGGATATTTAATATTCCTGCATTGACTAGGAAGGTAGAGGGAGTGAGTGCAGGACACTTGATTGAGATAGGTGCTAGACCAAATACAGGCAAGACATCATTCCATGCCTCACTTGTTGCAGGACAAGGTGGGTTTGCACATCAAGGTGCTAGATGTGTTGTGTTATGTAATGAGGAATCAGCACATAGAGTTGGTGCAAGATACTTAACATCAGCTACAGGCATGACAATGCATGAGATAAAAGAAAATCCTGATAAGGCAAGAGATAAGTATGAGGCAGTAAAAAAGAACATATTTATTAAGGATGCCTCAGGAAGAGATATGAATTGGGTAGAAAGTGTTTGCAAATCTTATAAACCTGATGTAGTAATATTAGATATGGGAGATAAGTTTGCAAAGGCAGGTGGTTTTGCTAGACCTGATGAGGCACTAAAGGCAAATGCAATTCATGCAAGACAGATTGCAAAGATGCATGAGTGTGCCATGTTTTATATGTCGCAATTATCTGCAGAGGCAGAGGGTAAAGTTTATCTTAATCAGGCTATGATGGAAGGTAGTAGAACAGGTAAGGCAGCAGAGGCAGATTTAATGATTCTAATAGCAAAAGATACAGTTAAGAATCCTGATGGTGGAGAGGAAGAAAGTCCTGCTAGACATTTAAATGTTGTTAAGAATAAGTTATCAGGATGGCATGGTGTTCAGCATTGTGAATTAGATTATTTAACTGCGAGGTATCTATGAAGCTAACTCTTGATGTAGAAAACACAACAACAAAAAGAGATGGTAAGTTACATCTTGACCCATTTGAGCCTACAAATAAATTAATAATGGTAGGTTGTTTGGAAGACAATGGACAACAACATTTATTTAATATGGATGTGCCTGATGGAATATATCTACAGGAAGTTTTAGACAGAGCAACAATATTGATAGGACATAACATAGCCTATGACTTGATGTGGTTGTGGGAGTGTGGATACAAATATGATGGTGCAGTATTTGATACCATGTTAGCTGAATACATAATACAAAGAGGCATTAAGCAACCTTTATCTCTTGAGGCTTGTGCAGAAAGATATGAATTAGAAACACAAAAGAAAGATACACTTAAGCATTACTTTGCTCAAGGTGTTGGAGTAGATGGTATACCAAGAGATGAATTAAAAGAATATTTATCAGCAGACTTAAAGGCAACTCAACAACTCTCGGATAAGTTGTATAGAAAATTAAACACAGTAGAATATGCCAAGCTGATGGATTCAGTTATACTAACAAACAAAGTGTCAGTATGTTTAGCTAAGATATATAAGAATGGTTTTTCTGTAGATAAAAATAAACTCACAGAAGTAAAACAGGAGTTTGAGCAAGAAAAAATTCAGATAGAAAACAGACTGAAAGAACAAGTTGTACAACTGATGGGAGACACCCCTATTAATTTAAGTAGTCCTGAACAAATGTCTTGGGTTATCTATAGTAGAAAGCCTAAGGATAAAGTCATGTGGGCAAATTCCTTTACACCCTATATGTCAGACAAAGATTATGCACAGGCTATAAAAAATAACTCTGATGTTGTCTATAGAACAACTGCAGTTCAATGTCGTAACTGTGATGGTGTAGGTAAAGTAAGAAAAGTTAGGAAGAATGGGACACCTTATGCTAGACCTAATGGTTGTCCTGAGTGCAATGGTGCAGGATATCTTTTTAATCCAACAAGTAGAATAGCAGGACTAAAGTTTACACCACCAAATGCAAAGTGGGTTAGTGCAAATGGATTTACAGTTAATAAAACTAATTTAGTTATACTACAGAACATAGCTAAAAAGAATAACCTTACAAATGCAGTACAGTTTTTAGAAGATTTACAGAGATTGTCAGCATTGGAAACTTACTTATCATCTTTTGTTGATGGTATAAATACTTACACAAAACCTGATGGCAAACTTCATGTTAGACTATTACAACATAGAACTGCTACAGGAAGATTTAGTGGAGCAGACCCTAATATGCAGAATATGCCTAGAGGTGGTACGTTTCCTGTAAAGAAAGTATTTGTATCAAGATGGGAAGGTGGAAAGATACTAGAGGCAGACTTTGCACAATTAGAATTTAGAACTGCAGCCTACCTGTCTCAAGACAAAATAGCAATGAAGGAGATTGAAGATGGATTTGATGTGCATAGCTATACTGCTCGTGTTATTAGTGATGCAGGGCAGAAAACTACTAGGCAAGAAGCGAAAGCTCATACCTTTGCACCCCTCTACGGAGCAACAGGCTTTGGGAGAACGAATGCTGAAGCACAGTATTATAAGATGTTCACAAAGAAGTACAAGGAAATCGCATTATGGCATTCCAAATTGGCTCAAGAGGCTATAAGCACAGGCAAGATTACCACACCATCAGGAAGACAATTTTCTTTTCCTGATGTAGAGAGGAATGTATATGGTAAGGTATCACACTTTACTCAGATAAAAAACTATCCTGTTCAAAGTTTTGCAACTGCAGATGTTGTTCCTGTTGTATTACTAGAGATAGAAAAGAGACTACAAGATGCACAATCCTGTATAGTTAATACTGTACATGATTCTATAGTCATAGATGTACATCCTGATGAAGAAAATTTAGTTGTATATACCTTAAAAAGTATTAACTCTAGTTTAAGAGACATAATTAATGCACAATTTGGTATAAATTTTAATGTGCCATTACAATTAGATATGAAAATAGGTAATAATTGGCTTGACACAAAAGATGTTGTATGATATAACAATAAGACTTTTGTTAATAAGGAGAAAGACATAAATGAATAGTGAAGTAACAACTATAGATACAAATAATTATGCAGTCATGGCAAAAGCTATGGGCATGGCAGGTGATGATACCACCTCAGATAATAAACCAAAGTCTCTACCAAGATTTAGAATAAATCACACTCCTATCATGGGTAGTGCAGAGGTTGATGGTAAAAAGACTAAAGTAGAAGTAGTCGAAGGTGGAACTTACAAGTTAGAAGTGCCTGATGAAAAGATAATTTATGCTACTTCAGCAAAGATTAGACCATTTATACAGAGATTTATGTATAAAAGGTTTGTAAAGAATATGTCTGCAAAGGCAGGAGAGCCTTTGGGGGTATATCACAAAACCATAATGTCAGACAACTTGAATGTTGATTTAAAAGACAATCAAGGTAAGTTTAATTGTGGTAAGCCTTCAGGTTTTATTAAAGACTTTAAGGCTTTGCCTGTAGAAACACAGGATGTTATCAGACAAATCAAAAGAGTTCGTGTTATATTTGGCACAGTTGATTTGGTTGGTGCAGTTGATGACACAGGCAGTAAAGTAAAGAAGGATAGCATTCCTTTTATTTGGGAGATAGACAATAGAGATGCATTTAAGACTATGGGTGAGCCTTTTAAAAAGTTTTCTCAAGTTAAAAGACTACCTGTTCAGCATACTATTGTTTTGAATACTGAGGAAAGGAAACTTCCTAATGGTAATTCTTTTTACTTACCTACATATACTTTAGATTTACAAGACACAGTAGAGGTTTCTAAAGATGACCAAGAAACTTTTATTAACTTCATGGCTTGGATTGATAATTATAACACTTATATATTTAATGAGTGGGATATGAAAGTTAAGAAGGAAGTAAATGTAGAAGATATGGGAACTGTAGATTCTTTCATTGACGTTAAAATGGAAGATGCTAGTTAGTGAAAAGTAACGACCCCTTCAAAGTCCACAACATTAATTATCTGTCTCCTAGCAGTATTAATACGTACATCTCTGATATGTCGTTGTGGACAATGAGGTATCTCTTTGGTGTTAGGTCTTCTAGTGGAGCTAGTGCCATAAGAGGTATTACAGAAGAGTATGTCTTGGCTGACAAGTATGAGAAAGGTTTCTTTGATTTCCAAGCTCTTGATAGCAAGTTTATTGCATTGTGTTGCGAATCAGGAGTTGACTTGAATGATGGGAAGACCTTGAAAGAAAAGGATGCTCTTCGTAGTTTTGGTACTATCCTCGACAAGAACTTTAAGTACGATAATCTTGAAAGTTATCAGGAAAAAGTGGAAGTTCAAGTTGAGGATTTACCAATTCCTATTATGGGATATGTAGACTTCTTATTTAAAGATAAGATAGTAGATTTAAAAACTACAAATAGGATGCCATCTAAACCTACAGAAGCACAGAAAAGACAGATGGCATTATATTCTATGGCATATCCTGACAAGGGTATAGATTTATTCTTTGTTAGTCCAAAAGGACACAAAGTATATACCCTAGATAAACTAACTGCATATAAAAAGCAGTTGAAAAAGGTGGCTTTTAGTATTCAAAAGTTTTTGTCTATCAGTAATGATAAGCATGAGTTGGCTTCTATGTTGTATCCTAACTTTGACAAATGGGAATGGTCAGAGGACATGGTAAAGGAAGCAAAAAAAATATGGAGTGTAAAATAATGGCAGATGTAAAGAAGATTGAAGAATTACAAAAGGACATTTCTAATATGGAAAAAGAACTAGCCGAAGCTAAAAAGACTCTTCGTGAAATGAAGACCAAAGGCTTACGTGAAGCTATGGAAAATAAGAAGTTAGCAGACGAAGCAGTAAGAGAAGAGATGAAGGCACTTGGCTATGATTATAGTAGGTCAGAGTATGAATTTAATCCTTTTTCAGGATGGAGAAGAATACTCTAGTGCCAACAATAGCACATTTAAAAGATGGCTTTAGAGGTGCGTTAGAGCATGGCATAGCCGAAGACTTAAAAAGTAAAAAGGTTAAGTTTGAATATGAGACTGTTAGAATTAAATGGTCTCATTTAACTCAACGTACCTATAAGCCTGATTTTATACTAAGTAATGGCATAATCATTGAAGCCAAAGGTTTTTTTCAAGCAAGAGAAAGAACACGAGCATTAGCTATAAAAGAACAACATCCCTCTCTTGATATTAGATTTGTTTTTGGTAATAGTAGTAATAAATTATACACAGGTTCTAAAACAACTTACGCAGAATGGTGCGACAAAAATGGTTTTAAGTATAGTGATACAACTATACCTGAGGAATGGATAAAAGAAAAGGGTAAGAATAAACACCCTTCTATTATAAATATAGCATGACAATAAAAGATAAATTAAATCTTGAAGATTTTATTATACAAGTAAAACCTACAATGACTGAAGACAGAAGATGGACAGGAGAAGTAGATGTCTCTGTTATTTCATCTGCAGATAATCCTCTGTGTGATGATGACTATTATGGAGTATTAGAATTTTGTAGAGTGATATGTGCAAGTATACCTTTGATGGAAAAGGATGAATATTTAAGACAAAGAGCAATAAAGTTTTTAGAAAAAGAAGATGAATTATATAATAAACAAAATAAGCCAAAGATTGTTGACAAACGTGACAACGTGGTGGTAGTATCTTTTAAGCCTGAGGAATAATCATGGGTCAATATGACGTTGCTTTAACAAAAAAATTTAGAGAGGTAGGAGAGATGCGTAGAAAACAAGCACAGGAACAATCAGACCACAAAGAAATAATGGATATGGTTAATCACCCACCTCACTATAACAAGTCAGGTGTTGAATGCATTGATGCTATCAAAGCTATGACGGATGATGGATTTCAGTATTACTTGCAGGGTAATATTATGAAATACCTTTGGAGATACAGGTATAAGAATGGTGTTGAAGATTTAAAGAAGGCACAATGGTATCTCAATGAATTAATAGATGAACTAGAAGATGATACGAGTTAAGATGATGATTACTATTGAAGTATTT